GGTCGGTCATTCCGTAAAACAGTCCTTGCTTTGGTAGGAACCTTTCTAGGTGCAGACCATAAGAAAGAACTGAAGAGATGTTTCAAAGAACAAGGTCTCAAGTATGGAGACGCAAGGAAACCAAAGACCTTTGAACAATGGCAGAAGTCTTATACCCATATGATGTTATTGAGACATAGACAAAGGCAAGCGAAATGAGTAGAGAACTATATATGGAAAGAATCAAGAATGCCTATGAAGCATCGTATCGATGTGAAGGGGGTTCTTGGGGTCGCGGATATTGGAACAGTGTAGTTGAACAACTTCACAGGAACTATTGGCGAGGAATAGAAAAATCTAAAAATGACTTACACAGGTAGAGGAGAACTTATGAATATATTTCACGTAGATACTGACCCAGAGATTTGTGCCAAACAGATGTGCGACAAACATGTGTTGAAGATGGTAATTGAGACTGCGCAGTTACTATCAACCACGCATCGTGTTGTAGATGGATATATGTACGAGGATAAGACAAAAAATAATCGTAATATCAAACGATGGCATTATCCTGAAAAAGAGATGGAAACAAAACTTTACAAATCATGTCACGTCAATCATCCCTCTACTATTTGGACAAGAGAAAGTTCATCAAACTATGCATGGTTGTATACACACTTCGTTGCGTTGTGTGATGAATACACTCATAGGTATGGTAAGGTACATGCGACTGACACTAAGTTGCGTAATATATTATCTCAAACACCTCAAAAACTTTTACAAGGTGAGGTGACTGAGTTGACTGAGTTCAAACAATGTATGCCTGATTATTGTAAACGTAAAGACCCTGTAGAGGCATATCGCGTTTACTACATGAATGAAAAGAGAAGTTTCGCTAGATGGACGAAAAGAAATATTCCATCTTGGTATATTAGTGCTTGACTTATTGTGTAAAGTATGATATAGTGTAATATGTAACAACTAATAAAGAAAGGTTTATAATGAATTATAGTTGGGAAAAAAGAAGACGCCGTGAAAACAAGAAAGTAGTTGAGGATATGTTCTCTGGGAACTATGACAAAGACTACAAGAAAGGCATTTCATGGGGAAATGATAATAAATATGCAGACTCACTCGTAGGTGATATCTGTCGTAATACAAGAGCATACGAAAATGACTGGAATTAATATGACATACGAAGAAATAGTAAACACACTCCGAGAGGGTGTAGTAAAGTTATCCTTTACGAAAGTGAAGGATGGTGGCGTTCGTGATATGACCGCAACCTTGAAATCGGATTTGATACCCGAAGACAAGATGCCTAAAACAGACGCGAACGAGAAACTTCAGAAGACCCAAACTGCGGTACGAGTATTTGATACTGACCTAAGTGAATGGAGAAGTTTCCGCGTTGATAGTTTACTAACCTTCAATCGCGCCACCGCATAATATGGCAAAGAAGAAACGTAAACTCACTGAGGAACAACGTCTTGCCGCGAGTGAACGTCTTGCGAAAGCACGACTTGCTCGTGGACATGATGGTAGTGCATCGGTTCATGAGGATATACGAGACTTACCCGAAGACCATGCCTTGCATTGGAAGAAAGTGAAACAGTGGATAAAGACCTGTGAACTTGATATCAAAACAAAGGACATGCGTCTGAAGAGAGACTCAAAGAATTGGAAAGAACGTAACGACTATACGAAACTCCAAGTCTATATTGCTAACATGAAGACCTATCTCAAAACTGGAGTGTGGTTAGATATGTTCTATGGTGATGAGATGCAGCACAAGACAAGATGGACTGTACTCAAAAAAGGTTACTATGATAATGGTGAAGTGAAACGTGTCACGGGTCTTTGGTATGATGATATCGGAGTATGGGACAAAACAAAGAAAGAAGAATATGAAAGTTGATTTTATACAGGGTGGAGCAGATAGTCCTACCGAAGAAAAACAAGAAAGTAATTTCCTAAGTAAGAAGAGGTTCAGTAAGATGGTAGAAGATACCGTAAGAAAAATGTCTATGTCTTATATGGATGCCGTGGTATATCTCTGTGATGAGAATACAATTGAGATTGATGATGTGAAGAAATATCTATCAGTTTCTATCAAAGAGAGAATAGAAGGGGAAGCAATGAACCTAAACTATCTTGAGAAGTCTCACCCATTACCCACAACATAGGAGATAAAAATGTTATAAATACACTTGACTTTACAGTCACAATATGATATAATACAAACAATACAAAACACACAAAACATACAAGGAAAAATATATGTCTTTTGCTAATCTAAAATCTAATCGTACTGATGTTTCTAAACTCGCTAACGCTGCCGCAGAAATGTCAACTACAAAAAAATCCACAAATAAATATGAAGACTTACGGTTCTGGAAACCGACTGTCGATGAGTCTGGCAATGGTTATGCTGTTGTAAGATTTCTTCCTGCAGGGGAAGGTCAAGAATTACCTTGGGTAAGATACTTTGACCATTTCTTCAAAGGTGCTACAGGTCAATGGTATGTAGAGAAATCTCTTACCACACTGGGTGGACAAGCAGACCCTGTGAGTGAATACAACTCACGTCTTTGGAACTCTGGTATCGAAGAGGACAAAGAAACTGCTCGTAAACAAAAGAGACGACTACATTATGTAACCAACATTATGGTACTGAGTGACCCATCTAATCCTTCTAACAATGGTAAAGTATTCCTTTACGACTTTGGTAAGAAAATCTTTGATAAGATTATGGATAAGATGCAACCTGAGTATCCTGATGAAACTCCTGTCAACCCATTTGACTTCTGGAGTGGTGCTGATTTCCAACTCAAGATACGTAACGTTGCGGGATATCGTAACTACGACAAGTCTGAGTTTAAGTCTCCGACACCTCTATTAGAAGGTGAAGAAACTAAACTAGAAGCAACCTATAATACTATGCATGACATGAGTGAGTTTACTGACCCATCATCATACAAGTCTTATGATGACTTGAAGGCACGACTTGAAGTTGTGTTAGGTCAGGCGACTGGTTCTGGTTCTACTATGAAGAATGAATCATTACAACAAACTGCTGAGACTGTTGGGTCTAGGTCAGTTGAACCTCAAGTGATTCCATCTGCACCTCAACCACAGGTCGCGATGGCATCGTCTGGAGATGATGATACATTATCCTACTTCGCGAAACTCGCGGCAGAGGATTAGGACTAAGGGGAGACTTTCGGGTCGCCCTTTTTTTATCCAAGCGCAACAGCGTTGAGTCCAGCGAAAATCATTGAGTTCAAGTATTTCGGGTCATAAGCTTGTCCTTGCAACTGATTTCCACTGGGCACGGTAGTAGTACTCGTGCTTGCATCGGTGGTAGTTGTTGTATCACCAACCTGTCCATTGAAAACGGTGACTTTAGTATCTCCCCCTCCTCCTGATGAAGGGGTAATACCCGTAGTTTTATCTTTGGTTGCAGCCGCTGTTTTTTCAGCTAATTTCCTCTCCGCTTTTTCTGTTCTTTTTCTCTCTGTTTCTAATGCTCTTGCCTGCGCACGGGCTTTTCTACTACCTTCCATTGGGTTTGCTCTTGTACCACCCTTACCATACATATTTTCCTTTTGTGCCTTTGTCATCAACTGGTCATCACCAAGGTTGAAAACTTTTCCGAAGGCATCCATGAAACCCTGTTTTGGGCCTTTCTTACTGAAGAGGTTTGCCAATGCACCTACACCACCCGCAACCAAAGCGACAGGTAACATAAGAAGTTTCTTCAGATACCTTGTCATACTTGCCATAATTCCCATTATGCCTGGGCCAATCCCATCTTTAAATCCTACAAAGAGGTTTGAAAACACATCTGTAATGAATGTTGCCATTCCTGCAAAGAAGTCTTGAATAATATGAACATAACTGAAACTATCTAACATGTCAGCAATTCCACCAAGTCCTACTTTTCTCAATAACCAAGATATGATATTCTTCGCGAAATCTGCAAGGATACCTACAGTACCAACTAACAAACCACCGAGTG